GTTTTTGTTTTTCTTGCCATTCTGGCGTTTGTTCTAATAATGATTGTTGTTCTAACTTTTCTGCTTTTAATTCGGCTGTTTTAAGTTTTCTTTTTTCCTTCAAAATTTCTTTATTTTTTTCCCTCCAATCCTTTTGTGTTTGATCATGTTTTTCTTTATTATTCTCTATATATTCCTTTGTTTTTGCCCTGATTTTTTCCTTGTTTTCTTCTCTGTATTTTTTCATTTGTTCAGCAATTACATCCTTATGGTCTTCCTTATATTGTTTTGTTTGTTCTTTAAGTAGTTCTTTATTTTCTTCTCGATACTTTTCGGTAATTGCCTTTTTTGTTGATGCCCGTTGTTCTTCTGTTACGAATGCGCTTACTGAATTTAAATTAGCGTTATGTTGTTTAATTAACTCTTGTTCTCTCATTCTTGCTTCCAATTTAGTTTTACCATTAAATTGTTCAATTTCAATCATTTCCCATTCATCCCAGCCTCCATTTTCTCTAATAGCTACATAATGTTTTAGGTGATAATGTTTTTTGTCACTTTTAGTCACCGTATTTTTAAGGTGTTGTCTTTGTCTATTTCCAAAATTAGTAGTTTGTCCTATATAACAGTATTTCAAATCTGTATTTTTAGGACAAATTTTATACATAATATAATCGGTCAAGGTGTATTCATCTTCGGCGTTTACAGTGGTATATTCGTCCTCCATCTTTACTTAATTATATAACCATGTCTTTAAGTTATTTTATATAATTAAATAAATTTTAAATTTAAGAAATCTTCCTGGTAGGAATCTCATTGGAGACAATGTAGATGGAGTTCTCAGTGATGACAATGTATTCAGTTCCCGACTTGTAGAACTTCGCAATGGAGCTGGTATATTCATCCTCGCTCTTNACCAACAACTTTTCGCCGTTCTCCTTGGCGCCAATCAANGCCTTCTTATCAAGGGACACAGTCCAGTAATCCATCATNATGGGCTTATCATCCACGATGCTAAGTTTTGCNGCGTGTTTCATAGTGATATCAGACGGAAGCCGNTAGTTAAAACTGGGCTCAGTCTTTTGTACAGGAGTAGTTTCGGACATTTTATATAAGTTTAAAATATTCTTTAAATACTTATAGTATAATAGTATTTAACTTTACAAAAACGTAAATATTTAAATATTAATAGATGTATAATGAAAAGTATAGCAACGAATAAGGAAAATAATTATTCATTGCATAATAGCGAAAATTATAAATCGGCATTAGATTGCGATGTTAGTGAGGTCGTAAAGATGTACTCGTTATTAATTGTAGACTATTTCAAATTTATTACAGACAATATAAAAATAAGAAATACTGGACTGGCCAAGTTTATTATAATCCGCGGACTGGATACGATAACCCACGTTTTTGTACATATTCTGTCCACCACAAAAAACATAAGTCTGACCTACTTTCATTGCCAAAAATCGTTTTATTTCTACGTTGAATTTGTCGGGCAAATATCCGAGGACGACAAGGTCTTTTTACAGTTGACTTCCAGGGACGCGACGACGTATGTTTACAAGAAGACAATTTTTGACCTGAATATGGAGTTCAAAAAACCACCCACGAATGAGGCCGACTTCAGAGGCAAATTGGAAACAATCAGTGCCTACGTTAACTTGTACCAAACGTATTTATTGAAGGTTATCCATGCGAAGAAGATGGAGCTATCAAACCTGGAGCATTTGACGAAACTGCCCGAAAAATTGAACCACATTCAAAAAATAACAACGCTTGAAGGTATTGTAGAGCGACTATATCATAAAATCGCAGATATAGACGCCTTCTTTGAGGTAAACACATTATTATTAAAGAAGGTGGTAAAAACGCCCTCCCTGTTGTGCAATGCGGAAAAAAATATAAAGGCCGACGTGTTTGATGAAAAAATAACCGAGAGCCCGGATAAATTTGTCGCATGGTTTTTATCAAGTTAGCATTTATATTAGGGGATGGTAACCTCAATTGTTATATTCTTTCTACGGACCTTCTTCTTTTTGTCCTTGACCGCCTCGTCAGCCTTAATATTTTTCTGACAAATATTCTTAAACTCATTATTCAATATGATTTTAAGAAACTCGTAGATAACTAACAAAACGTTTTCGTCGCACCGGCCAACTATTAAAACGCTGCCTGTTCTAAATATCATAAAGGATACTTCCATGACATTAGCATATAGGTGCTTGTTTTCCTCTGAGATTTGAGANCCATTTTGAATGCCAACATCCGGATTNTAGTAAAACTTGCATTGGATTCCCGGATAAGAGCATGGNTCGTAAATAGATTGTATATTGTACTTGAATTTTAGTATCTCGTANAGNGTTTCTCTGTTAATGAAGAACCCACAGTTAAAGTTTGAATTGATCAGGACTGTCTCTGTGCTGTTGGGTTTATAGTCGAGCGGCTCCGGAACATACGGCTGCAATGTTTCCAACACCTGCGTGAGAATCTGTTCAAATAGCGGCTCACTCTGGACCCCCGGGATTTCTAATTTGCCGGTATTAAACACCTTGATATGGAATTCCTTATACGCATCAAGCACCTTTGTGCGAAGGATTAGCACGAAACAATTGTAAAACGCGCTCTTCTTTTTGCACCGGTAACTCAGGAGGTCCTTCTTGGAAACCCCAATACTGACCTTACGAATATCCTTAAATTTAATGCGGCCCGCTGGGTTGTCAATGTGGGTAATAATATATTCTTCAAAATATTTCTCATCCTTGAGCTTGGTTTCAATGTACGCCAATTCTTCGCAGGCAGTTGAATTGAACTTCATTTGCTTTTTTATCACACCGTTTGCGGGCGTTGCATACGGAATGACTGGCACCTGCCAAAACACATGCTTCAAATCTATTTGTCTATTCAAATAAGCAATTTTTGTTTTGGTTGAAATATATATATTTGTTGCTTTAGGCGCTTCTGATGTAAGGTCAGCAGACAAGTTCGCCGAAATAAATTCCTCCGCCGTCTGTTTCACTATTTGTGTTGTATCATCGTCATCTGAGGATATGTCTTCGTGATCATGCGAGATAAAGTGCTCCCATTCCTCATCAATATCCATGTTCGCTGACATGTATAAATCTCTGTATTGTCTTTATATTCTTTATATTAATTCTAACTCAATTATTTTCTTTATTATACTATATAAAGAATGCTATCCGCCCCACGTATTTTGCACGATAGAACTATTTCTATTCCCATCAAACAAACTCTCTCTACATCCATGAAGGATACAAGTCCCAAGGGCGAGTATAGCCTTAAGCAAAATATTTTTGACCCTTCAAAGAGTTCGCCACCAAACGAGTTCATGAATAAGTTGCGTATGAGAATGAGTATATATAACATGGGTTACGGTGTAGATATAAAGGACGGAAGCCGGGATAGCGAATAATGTAAATGAACATTGTTGTCCTGAATTTCCGAGTGCATTAAATTTTCAATAAACCCCATAAATTCCTTGCATATATATTTAGGATGACTCCGAATAATATAATTGAAAAAATCCTTGATTATATTTTTTTTGTCAATGTTGTATTTGCTACTGAGCGTGTGCATAAACATCGTCAGTTCGCGGATACTCTCTCCGGCCTGTATTTTGGCGATTAGGCTGTCCCAAACGTCGTCGTCTATAATATCAAAGTTTGCGCGCTCATCATCTGTTTGCATTTTCACAATATCTTGGTTTGACTGCATAAAATTAACCATGCTTCTAATGTCCGACTTATATAACTTTTGTACGCAGGAAAGCGATTTTTGCGAGATGTTCAGTTTTTCGGCCACTGATATTTTTGTCAGAAATTTTATAATGTCGGGTTTCGGTAGCTGGTTAAATCGTAAGCGGATGAACTCGTTTTGCAATCCCTCGTCTATTTTGCTAATATAGTTGCAAATCAGGCAAAACCGCACATTGTTCGTGTAGTTCTGCAATAAATATCGGAGCGCCTGCTGAGCATTCTTGGTCATATAGTCAACCTCGTCTAATATGACGAATTTCATACCGGTATTGAAGAGCGGCTTGGAGTTGACGAAAAAGTTGATTTGGTTGCGTATAATATCAACNCCNCGTTCNTCTGATGCATTGAGATGGATAATTCTGTCCTTGTTTTTGTTATTTAGTTTTGTTTGATATGCATTAATCAAGTTGATGATAGTAGTTGTCTTACCAGTTCCGGGCGGCCCGTAAAAGAGAAGGTTGGGGAAATAAGACGTTTCTATTATATTTGTTAGGATTTTTTTGTTTAGCGGATCCAAGACAATGTCTTCAAATGTTTTTGGCCGGTATAATTCTACATAGGGTACACCGCTACTTGTCATTGTTAACTAATATTATCAATTAGTATTTATTATTGTTTTTATAGTTTATTGTTTATTTAACATATATTTGTCTAATGTTAGGATATTTATCCGTTGTTCAGATATTCTCTCTATTACTCGATTGCAGAATACAAATATAGCCGGCCGCGCCCTGCAATGTATTTTATTCGAGTAAATAAAATAATTGAATTTAAAAATCCAGGATAATAAATATACAAATATAAATGACCATGTCGCAATCTAATTCTGCCGCATATTTGGAGCTTATTCTCGGGCCGATGTTTAGCTCCAAGACCACAACGCTTTTAGAAATTTATAAGCAGTGCGTGTTTTGTAATATACCCGTCTCTATTATAAATCACATTGCAGATAAGCGTTATCATGATACTATGGTGTCAACCCATGACAAGCTTACAGCCCCTTGTCTACAGGCAACCAAATTGAACGACATTTGGGGTTTAAATGGGTCGGGTGGGGAGGCCCACGGCCTACTTAGGGGATCTGCGGTTATTTTGATTAACGAGGGACAGTTCTTTCCTGATTTATATGACGCAGTGGTAGACATGTTAAACAATAAAAAGCGAGTGTATGTTTGCGGCCTGGACGGCGACTTTGAGAGAAAAAAATTTGGACAAATGATTGATTTAATCCCTATCTGCGACAATGTCCGCAAACTGACGTCGCTTTGTTCTCTATGCAAGGATGGAACGCGTGCAATATTCTCAATGAGACTGTCAAGTGAAACTGCGCAAACCGTTGTTGGGTCGGACAACTATATCCCTGTGTGTAGAAACTGTTATACAACCAAGACGAAGAGAGACTAACATATTGATTGCCTTAAATATATTAAAAAACAATTTAAATCAAATCCCTATATTACATTATAGTTAAATGGTAAAGAAAAACGAGGCGGTTGCAGTGAATGCTGAAGTAAATGTTGTTTTGAAAAAGAGAGGAAGAAAGTCTAAGAAGGACATTGAGAGTGCACTGCAATTGCAAAATGCTGACAACATTAATGTTGTGATTGAAGATGTGAACCCGGTCGTTCTGGAAAATGAACCTATTTTTTCCGCGAGCACTACCATGAATACTACAATGAATAATATAACTGATGCCACAAATGATGCCACGAATAATATAATTGATGCCACGAATGATGACGATGCGCCAGACGAGGATGCAAAACCCGTCGCCAAAAAGCGCGGCAGAAAGCCCAAGGGTGGCAAGATTATTCAGCAGGCAACCCCTCTGGCAAATGCAGTTGAGTCTAAGCCCAACGTTATTCTGCATCTAAAATGCTCAATCAAGGATTTACATTCCACCTCTGTCGGAAACGGTGCGGATATCCAAAGCTTTGACCTTCAAAACACACCGCATTTGGCGTTTGACGTTATTGACCCGGATGCAGGCAATTTTGACCAACACGTGTTGGCGAACAACGAGATTACGACTATACACCACAAAATCGTAGAGGACGAGTTGGAATACGAGGATAGTAAAAATACCAAGGACGCGGACACGAAAGACGTCTGGAAGAAGCTAAAGGTTCTGGAGCATAGCTTGCACATGAATAATATTTGTGATAAGAAATCAGCGTGCTTTTGGTGCACATATGAGTTTGACAACCCGCCCGTGTATATTCCCAAATATTTTATCAAGGATTCGTACCAAGTATACGGCTGTTTTTGCAGTCCCGAGTGTGCGACGGCCTACTTGATGGAGGAGAATATTGACAGTTCGTCAAAGTTTGAGAGGTATCACCTAATCAACCACGTATATTCAAAGATATACAACTACGATAAGAATATTAAGCCGGCCCCTAACCCGTATTATATGCTGGACAAGTATTATGGTAACCTGACCATTCAAGAATATCGGTCTTTGTTGCGAAATGAGCGCCTGTTTTTGATTGTGGATAAACCACTTACGCGAATTCTGCCGGAACTGCACGAAGACAATGATGATTTCATTATTAACAATAAGATAATACCGTCAAATGCGTATCAAATAAAGAAGAAACTACAGAAGAAGCAAACCAAGACGAATATTTTAAGCGAGCGTTTTGGATTGTCGCAGCAGCAGTCACAATAGATCAATTGAATAATAGAACAATATATAACTGAAATAATATACTACCGATTTTAGCATATTATTTTTGCCAGGAATATTATTTTTGTCGCGTTATAATATATTATATTATGGACTATACAAACTCCGACGAGGTTTCAAATTGGACCCCTGAAATGGTATTTCAGTTTGTAAAAGAAAACAT